GGTCTCTAGAGACTAAGGCGGCCTTAGAAGTCAATGCAGGCATGATCTGCTTGGCTGGCGTAGCGGTGTTCCCGCACCACTACGTCGCCGTCCCACTTATTGCGTATACCCGCCCCTGTGGCGGGGGTTTTATTGCGCCTCCCGTTGGAATAAAGCGGGCACGATGGCGGCGAGGTCGTTGGGCGACCAACGCCAGCCTGCGGGTAGCCCTAGGGCAGTCGCACACCATTCGCTGCAAAACCAGCGGCGGCGGTTATGCCGCAGCCCGAAGGCGATGCCCAATGCGCCCTTCAGGTCATAGCCTTGGCCTTGGGTTTCCGCCCATAGCCTTTGCAGACGTTCGTGTGCTTCGGAGGTTGACTCCATTTGGATTAAGTCCCACTTGGCTTCAGGCAGCGTCATTACTTTACAGCGTACGCCTCCGTCCCGGATGGATGAGGAGTAGCACTCGTATTCCTGCCCGGTTGCCGTTTCAGGCAGCCTTACCGCGATTTCGCAATGTGAGTACCGCCCGCGTGTCAAAACACGGGTCAGCCCATCTGTAAACCGTTCCGCCCACACCTTCGGCCCCGTGCCGCCACGGTGTCCGTGATACAAAGCCAAATAAATCATTTGCCCACCTCGCCCAGTTTGTCGGCAATCGGCTTAATCTCCGCCAAGATTTCTGCCGTGCGTTTCTCTACTTCGGCGGCAGTCTTTAGCCCTTTCAGTTCAAACTTGCGCATCCGCAATGCACCCAGTTTGCCCATGACCATGCGCAAGTTGTCGGCTTGGGCAATGATGATGTCGGTCGCTTCGCAGGCGGTTTTCCCGGCAGGCTTGGCAAACGCCGCCACTTGCAGCGGCGCTTCGCCTTTGCAGCCGCCGGCCTTGTAGTCCCTTGCTTGTTGTTCTCGCAATAGATACTCAGGCTGGAAGCGGGTTACATGGCGATAAGCTTCATCCACTAGGTTGTTAATCGCATCCGTGCCTTTGTCGATGGCTTCAGCCAGCAACTGGGAAGCGGCGGCCTTGGTTAGCACCCACGCCTTAGCCTGAACATCCCATGTTTGATGCTCGTTCTCGCGTGGGGTAAAGGTCAGTTCGTCAGGCAGTTCGCCCACCTGTTCAATTTGTACTGCCGCACCGTCTGCCGTGCGGTAAGCCGTCTTGCCGCGATGGTCGGGCAGGTATTGCCATTCGGCTCTTTCGGGTAGCCAGCAGGCGGCGAAGCCTACACGAGCCTCGGGCGGTTCGGCGACGATGCAGCCGGCTGGCAACAGGTAGCTGCCGTCTGCGGCCAACGGGTCGAGGTCAGCCACGGTTTGGTGCAGGTAAAGGTTGTCGGTATCCAACTGGCAGACGGGCTTGGTTGGCGGGTATTGGTTTTCGCTCATGATTTTTCCTTTTCAGACGGCATTAAATTTTGATGCAGGCCAACAATGCGATGTTGCGTGGGCGGTTTTCGGCGGCCGTAGGGACGACACGCGAGGCGTCAAATTTGATTGCGTTCAGATATTCGCCGCCTGTAGTTACGGTAGACGCAGCATCATAGGATAGAGAACTATTGCGTTTGGTCATTGTAAATACACCAAGAATCTCATTAACTAAAGAACGGTTGTAGTCATCTGAGACAAATTGGCCAATGATGTTGCGGATGGCGTCTCCTTGCGCCGAGCCAAACACGCGCCCCGTATCCACACCCCTGCCGTCGTCCCAGCCGCGGATGAACTCGCCGCGCAAATCGGGCAAATTAAACGTGCTGCGGCCGTCGCCAGCGCCGTAAGTCGTGCCGATGGCGGCAAACAGCGCGGCATAGGCGGTGCGGGATACGGCCGCGCCGTTGGCTTTGAGCCAGCCTGCGGGCGCGCTTTGCCCGGCGAAATACAGCACCGTGCCGCTGGGCACCATGCCCAACAGGTCGTCCATATTGAGCAGGCGCTTGCCGTCATAACGCAGCTCGCCGTCGTTGCGCATTGACAGGTATTTGCCGCTGCGCTTGTTGTAAAAATAAGAATTTACGTTGTTGGCGCCGATTTGCAGGTATTGGTTGGCATTAAAGTCGCCCACGCTGTCGGCCACAATCGCGCCCTTTTTCAGGGTAGCAATGCCGGTAAAGGTTTTGTCGCCGCCGATTTCTTGGTTGGCGGTGATGTTGACTGCACCTTCTGCTGCTGCTTCGGCGGTAACGGCTTTGTCGTAAGCCGCCTTCACCGCCTTCGGCGTGGCGGCCAGCTCTTCGCTGGCGCTATTAGTGGCAGACGAGAGCTGTACGATGCCGGCCTTGGTAGTGCTGGCCGCACCTGGTTTGTCCTTCTCCTGCTTCTTCTTCAAATACTGCGTCCGCGCCGCGAGTTGCATGGCCTGCCGGTTGGCTATGCCGTTCGGCCCGCCCAATACCGGGTCGGTGGTTTCCAGCTGGTAGATACCTTCCGCCCATTGCGGGTTGTTCAGTTCTTCCGTGATATTCGCCATTTAAGCTGCTCCAAAGTTAAAGTTGCCGTCGTAGGCCGCCCGCCCGTTGTAACGCAGGGGCACGGCCTGATAATCCAAGGCTGCCAACAGGCAGCGTGCCGGTGCAAAGGCTGCCAGCGTTTTGCGCAACAGCGCGGCCTGGTCGTTGGTAATCACGTTGTTCATGATGATGCGGTAGTGCGCCCAGTAGCTGCCGGCACCGTAAACATGGCTGCCGTTGTAGTTGATGCTGCCGTCGTAGGTTTGGCCGTTCAGCCCTTCGATAATCCGCACCTCACCGAACCCGAGCCGCCGCACGATCTCGCGGATTGCCCACGGCGTGCCTTTGTAGCGGTGCAGCTCGTAGGCACCCTTAATCAGCTTGCGCTGCGCGTCGTCGGATTCGGCCAACCAGTAGCCGTCGGCACCCAAGATGCTACGGCTTTCGGCCAACAGCGGCAGGTGTTCGGGGGCGACCAAATCTACCAGGCGCGGCATCAGCTGCGGCAGCTCGGCCAAATCCAAACGCAGTCCCAATTCGGCCAGCGCGCGGGCGCGTTGGTCGCGTTCGATGACGGCGGCGTAGGTTAGCTTGGCCATCGCCTAACCCTCCGCCGTTTGTGCGGCAATGCGGATGGTAGTACTGGTGCAGCGTGCCCACTGGTCGGGCTTGACCACAGTCAGCGGCAGGTTATGCAGTACCACGTTATAAACGCCGGCCACTTTCAAGGCCGTCTGAATGTCCAGCGGCACGATGTCCAAACCGAGCCGGCTACGGCGGGCGGCTTCATAGGCCACCCATGCCTCCTCGGCGGCCGCTTTGGCAGTGCGGGCATCGGTGCCGGTAAACAGGGTCAGCTCGGCGTCCAACGTGTAATCGACGGCAGTCGGGGCTTTGACCACCACCGTATCGCACAGCGGGCGGCGTTTCTCGGCTGATAAGGCAGCCTGAATCTTGCCAATCAGCTCGGCATTGGGCAGGCCGTCTTTGGCCAGCACGGTTACCGCCACCCGACCGCCTATAGGCTGGCTGCCGCCGTCGATATCATTGGCCACGTACACGTCCGCCACCGCCGGGCTGGCCTGCCGCGCCCAATATTGGTAGGCACCCACCGGCCCGGCTACGCTAAAGCTCTCCGGTGCCAGCAACACCCGCTCGCGGTAGGCCTCGTCGTCTTCAATTTCCACCCCGCCGGCGGAGACGGTGGTGTTGGCCACGGCCACATCAATTGTCGGATGCAGCCGCTCGGCCAGGCTGTTGATTTGTCCGACCGACCAGCCGTTGCCGACTGTGCCGGTAACGGTGCATTCGGCGGCCACTTCGGCACTGCTTTGGACGGCAGTCAGCAGGGCGGCTTCGGCGGTAACAAAGCTGGTCTGCCCAGCATTGACCCGCGTGCCCTTGGGTACGGCAATTTGTTCCAAACCGCTCAATACCGCAGTAAAGCGCAGGGTGGTCAAGGCAGGCTGCGCCTGCAGGCGCGGGGTGGACACATCATCGCCGCACAAATCCAGCATCAGGCCGGTGGCAAAGCGCGGGTGCTGCTGGCGGTAGGCTTCATTGACCGCTTTGCGCGCCAATGTCTCGCGGTAGGCATAGGTATTGATCAGCAGCCGTTCGATATGGGCAGGCTGCAGGGTTTTGCCGCTGCGGGCTTCATAATCGGCGATGGTTTGCGCCAAGATTTCGGACAGATCGTCCGAAACCACTTTGACGTCCTCGCGTTTTAGCTTGTTCAAATCCATGACGCCTGCTCCAATCTGATGTCTGTCGTATAAATCTCACCCGCCACCTCATCGGCGACGCGCCAGTAAACCGTCATGGTCAGATGAGGCGCAGCACCGCCGAAAATAATGTCTTCGACTACTACCCGCTTTTCCCACGTCTGTATTGCCAACATGGTCGAGCGGACGACATTCGGGACAAACACGTCTTCGGGTGTGTCCAGCCATTTGTAATGGTCGGAGCCGAAATCAGGACGGGTAACGTCCGCACCTTTGCGGGTGGACAGGATATTGCGGATACATTGGTCGATGTCGTCCGCGCCCTGAACCACGCCCGAGCCTTCGGGCGCGAGCTGCCAGTGTTTCGAGATAGGCGCGGCGTAAAACATCAAAAAATCCCTGTATCGCTTATAGATACAGGGATTGTAGAGAAGGCCGTCTGAAACGCCTTTTAATGCGGTTTAATGATTTTTAGGCTCACCGGTTTGCCCGCCGGAATCGCCGTCATGGATGTGTTTGCCGATGTTGATGCCGTTGACGAAGAGGTCGCCGGTGATGTTGACTGTACCTTTGATATTTGCCGCGACGCTGCCGCCGTCATTGCTGGCCGTCAAACCTGCGGTATAAGTCAACATCCCTTTTACTATCGCATCGCCCGTGATTTCTGTCTCCGGCGATTGGATGTCTACTTTTTTCGCCGCTTTGATTTTGACTTTGCCCGGCGTCTCAACAACCACCTCGCCGCTGCGGCGGTCGTGCGAGATGACCGTGCCGTTGGTAAACCGTTTGACCCATTTGTTTTGGTCGGATACCGGCGGCTTGTCGGCGGCGTTGTAAATCGCGCCGATAACGCAGCCGGTCTCACCCCGCGCATCCAGCAGGCAGACAACCAGTTCGCCCACATCGGGGAGGCTGTAAAAACGGTTGCCGCCCGCCGCCGGTGTCACCATCGGCAGCCAATCGGTTTCCATGTCGTCGAGTACGGGGATTTTGACCCTCAAACTGTGCGCCGCCGCATCAATCGCCGATACAATGCCGAATTGCATCGTTGCCGTAAAATCATGGGTTTGCACTGTTTTCCTCCTCATCAGGGACATATTCCGTCATCTTGATTTCGATTTCCGTCGTATAGCCGGCGTGGCGCGTGAAATCATGTCTTGATTGCTTGACCAGATATTTGCCAGAAAACTTGCCAAATCCTTTAAGCCGTACCATTTGACCCGCCACCAACAGCGCATTGCCAACCAGTGTAACGGTACCCGCACATTGGTCGTCCTGCGCATCCGCCAATTTGGCATCTGCCCTGGCGTTTAATTGCGCCGCGCTCTCACCCTTATTCGGCACGATACGCAATGTATCGCCCGTACTGCCGTGTTTGGCTTTGCCGCGTCTTGATTTACTGCTGCGGCTGGCCGACACGGTCTGTTTGGATTTTGGGTCGTAGCCTTTGACATCTACTTTAGACGGAACCCCCTTAATCAAATCGCGCAGGCGGATACGGATGATGTCCTCGGGTAGTAGTACGGCAACGGCAGGACGCTGTTTTAGTTCGGCGTTATCGGCAAAGACCAGCTTATTGCTGACGATTTTAAAGCTGTGGCCGTACTCCTGCGCCAAACGTGCCAAAAACTCAATATCACGTTCCTGATACTGCGTCACCCGTTTGATGGGGATGTTTTTGACCGTACCCGTTACCTCCAGCTTCAGACGGCCTGCCACCTGACGGACAATGGCGGCCAGAGTCGTGTTTTCATACGCCTTACCGCGCAAAGTGCGGCTGGACTTGGTAATCCCGGTCGATAGAGCCTTCAGGCTGACCGTCGACGGCGGATGGTTGTATTCAATCTCGGCAATCTCAAATTTGCCGAAAGAGACCAGCCCGGTAAATTGGTCGCCCAAGCTCAAAGACAAAGCATAACCCTGTTCGGGATACCAATTACGCAGCCAGCGGCCGTCCGTATCCTCAAACTCAACCTGCAATTCATCCGACTGCCCCTCAAGGTAATCGGTATAGCTAAACGAAATCAGATACGGCGCGACATCTGCCGTTATATCCTTGTCTTCGTAAGACAGGACAAAATCGGGCATGGTAACCGGATGGGTACTGCCGCCGCCGTCAAGGCCTTTTGATTTTAAAAACGCACCTAACGCATCCACGGCGGCAGCTCCTCTTGGTTGTTTTTCGGTTTGGTTTCAAGGACGGGGACAAAGACCGTCAGACCGCCTGCGAACTCTTCCGCCAACGGCAAGTGCGGATTGGCCGCAATCAGGCCGTCAATCAACAGCGCATTGCCGTAATGCTTGTGCGCGATTAAGTCCCAACGGTCGCCGTCTTGGGTGGTGTAGCGTATTACCGCACTCATCATTTATCCTTTCTTGCCGCCAGCCAGCCGGTCAAAGCCTGGGCAGCGGCAGAGCCGTTTGCCAGCGCATCAGATGCCTCGGCAACACCGTTTCCGACCGCATCCAGCCAGCCGCCGACGGAGCCGCTCTCATACCCGGCACGCAATGCGCCGACGGCACCGCCCAGCCTGTTGGCCGCTTGCCCGGCCTGCAATGCAAATTCAGCCGCGCCTTTCAGGTCGCCGAAAACCGCCGTTACTTCCGGCAAGGCATTGAGCCGTCCTAAAGTGCTGCCGCCGATATTGAGTGCGTCCCCCAACAGGTTTAATGCCCCTGATGGGTCGTTTTTCAGATTTTTGGCAGCCTGTATCAGATTCTGCATATCACTGATGCCCGCTTCGGCTGCTCGGTAAATTTTCACACCTTTTTCCACCGCAGAAATCAATTTGCCCGCTTTTGCCTGCACGCTCTCCGGCAATAAGGACAGGAGCGGATTTTGCCCGCCCGACTTGACGGCAGGAGTCGGGAGCGGGTTATTCGGGTCGCCGACAAACTGGGTCAGCTCCACATCCAATTCACGCGCCGCCGTCCGTCCTTGCGCATCCTGAATCAACATGCGCTCCGTCAACCGCTCAAGTACAAACCATCCGACAAAACGGCCGCTGCCGTAAACCAAAGACACTGCCTGCTGCGCCTCTAAAGCCGACAGCAGACCCTTATAAGCCGTATCGGGATTGCCCAGCCGCCAATGCAGCTTGAGCGAAAAACGCAGCGTCGTCAGCTCGTTTTGTAAGGCCTGCAGCCGCGGTCGGCCTTTTAAGACCTCATGTTTGGCAAAGTTCGCCGAATGTTCTGCCTCAAGCGATGTGAAGCTGTTTAAAAGCTCAAATCGCACATCACCCAACATCGCATACATCAATAAGCCCTCCGTGCTTTTTCGTCCATCATGCGGCGGAACATTGCCTCAAATTCGCGCAGGCCAATTTGCAGCGCAGCCTCAATCTGCTGAGGATTACCGCCCGGCGCATTGATGGTTGGGTTGTAATTGATGGTCATCCCGCCTGTTGCCTGGGAGCTGCGTGCGTCCGCAAATGCAGCGCGGCCAGATGATACTCGAGCTGCCATTTGTCCCATATGCTCTGCAAAACCGCTTTTCAGACGACCGGCCACACCGGCCATCGAGGCAATAGGACTCGCCGCGCCCCTGTCCAAGCCGATTTGCAGACCGTCCATCATCCATCCGCCAAATCGGCGGAAAACGCGGCTGGGCGAGTGGATGCCCATCACACCGGCAAAAGTTTGCTTGAGAGATGCTGCCTTCTCAGCAAACCATGCCTTGACCGCATCGAATTTGGATTTAAGGCCGGTCCACAGCCCTTGGATGATATTGGCACCAAACTGGGTAAAACTGGACAGCAACTGCACGCCGAACCAAGACATAACGCCGCGGAATACCTGATAAAACAGATTAAGCGGCGACCAACTGAGTATCTGCGCCGAAATATTGCCGATACCGCCGCCGAAATAAGCTTTGATGCGCTCCCAGCAAGTACCGAAAAAAGACACAATAGCATTGACTACGCCGCCGACAAAAACGCCCAGGTCTTGCCACAATGCTTTCGCACCGGCAACTACGGCATCCCAGTTGCGGTAGAGCATATAGGCGGCGACACCCAGCAGGGTCAATGCAATGCCAATAGGGGTCGTCAGCAGCATCACTCCCAGACGTAGGAATGCCCCGCCCAACATGAGCATCTGCCTGACAACGAAACCGATTACGTTGAAGCCGAACTGTAAAAAGGTACTTCCCAGCTTCAAGACATTACGGATGACCGAACCGATGATGCTACTGCCGATTTTCCATACCGATGAAAAAAAGCGGGCGGCGGAAGCGGCATTTTTCGCAGACAGACCGAACATACGCAGCAGCATGACGCCCCTGCCTATTTTCCCGAGCCGCATCAGTTGGAATAGTCTGAAGGCAGCTTGAGCCTTGAAGAACCCCGTAGCCAAAGCACGAACAGGCATCAATGCCATACTTGCCGCATACATCAACCCCAATATGGCGAGTTTTCCCGCAAAGAATCCGGCAGCAAGTCCGACGACCCACTTAATCAGCCCTTTGTTTTCTTTCAGCCAAGGCTGCAAAGTGTTTTCTACAAATACCTGAGCTTTTTGGGCAAACTGCTGAATTTCGGCGGCAAACACGCCTCCGAAAACGGCGGCGGTATTCTCTGCCGCACCGCCCAACGCCTCCAGTGCGGCGGAAAGCGTCCCTGTTTTGACTTGGATTCGTTCCTGCAAAGAGGCTTGCGCGTCCATTTTGGCAAGCATTTCATCAAAGCCTTTAACGCCTGACTGAATCAGAATATCCGCAATCCTGCCACCCTCAGAGCCGAAAATGGCATTGGAAATATCCATGACCCCTTTGTCGCCGTATTTGGCACGAATTTTTCCGAACTCCGATTCCAAAATACCTGTAATTTGGCGTAAATCCTTGACAGAGCCGTCAGCATTGAAAAAGTCGAAGTTCGCGCCCGCAGACTGCATCATCTTACGCAATTCGCCTTTCCGTCCACGCCCTGCATATTCGAGGTTCTCAACACCCTTGGAAAGGTTTCCCAAGAAAGTGCTGAAGTTCGTACCGAACTGAGACCCTTCGATACCTTTTGTCGCCGCCAAACCTTCGACGCCGTAAATCTTTTTCTGATGCTCCAACCCCGTAAAGCCGATGTTATTTGCCTTGCCCGAGTAGTATTTCATCGCCTCGAACATATCTTCTTTTTTCAGCCCCGCTGCGAAATAGGCACGTTGGGTCAGGTCGGCGGATTTGAGCAGGTCGGCTTCTTTGATACCGTGGGCTTCCATGTTTTTGGCAAAAAAACTGCCGTCGGCAATCGGAATACCGATAACCGTATTCAGTTGTGCGGTTGCCAGACCGCCGCCGTTGATGATGGTATCGTCTGAAATACCTTGACTTTTCAGTCCTAAAGCCATTTGGGTAAAGTCTTTTTTATTGCCCGGCAGGTCTGCGCCCCATTTCGTCGTCAGACGGTCGATTTCGTCAAACCTGCCGAAACTGCCGTCTTTACGCATCATGGCAATTTTCAAATCTGCCGACGCACTTTCCTGCTCCATGTATTTTTTGACTGAAGCAATAACCGGACCGGCAACCACCGCTCCATGACCTGCCGTATCCATCATTTCCGAACGCAATCCCGCACGGAATTCTTTGGCGCGTTCCTGTTTTTTGATGGCATCATTCAGCTTTTTTTGAGCATGGGTCGCTTTTTGGATGGACTGTCCCATCATGTCGTAATGGCGGCGCATATCGCCCAACCCGCGTTTACCCGATGCCAACCCCTTCGAAATGGACAAACCCAGTTTGTCCTGCTGGCTTTTGACACGCTGGATTTCGCTACCCAACTCTTTGATTGTGTTTTTTGTCCGCCCGAAAACAGAAGAAAACCCTGCTTTGACGGACGCACCCAAAACAATACCTATCGCCAATTCGCTTGACATTCGATAACCCCACACCTATGATTAAAAAAGAATTTGACAGACACGGATTGACTGGCCATGAACACAAGGAAAGATGAGCAGCCGTTGGACTTTTCCGACAGCTTTGAAATATCGGGGCAAATATTTTTCTGGCTGTTGTCTTCAACCGTCTTCGGGATTGTATTTTTTTCGCTGTTTACTGCCGATCAACCCGTTATCTCAACAATATTCGGCGGCTTGATTGCCGCTTTTGCTACATTGATGGCCTCTCCATTGACCGCATTGACATCCACCTTGCTGGGCGGCATCCTCTCCGGATTGTTGTATTGGGTAGGAAAATCAAATACCACCGCATAATTTGAAGAAAGAAAAGCCGGATACTGATTTGTCCGGCTTTTTTACATCCCCCTCTGATAACCCGCCTTCATTTGGCGGGTTGCTTCTTTCTGCCAGTCTTCAAATTCGTCCAGCGGCAGCGTATAAACCTCATCCACGCTCCAACCGAACCACCATGCCAAATCAGCAGCGGCAGACAGCAACTGCCGCTGCGCTTCGGCCTTTGAAAGAGGAGGACTATTTGTCTTGGTCAGATTCCGTGAAGCGGCGAAACGTTTCCTGCAACTGTTTCCAATCCGCCAAATCCAAGCAGTCCAAGTCTTCGGGAATCATGCCTGTCATGCGGGCAAACAGGGCCAGTTCTTGCTCCACCTCATTCGTCAGATGCGAGACGGCGCGCAAATCACCCACGCACAAACGACGAAGTGTTACCTGTTCCAACATCTGACCCGTCGCCAGCAGTACCGGATATTTCAGTTTCACAACGGTATTTACACCCAAATCTTCTTGCAATTTCTTGGCTTCATTCATTTGCCATCTCCAAAACGTTTATAAAAATAAAAAATCACCGTATCGGTAAAGATACGGTGATTGTGTCAAAGATTGTCTGAAACGGCTTTTAATCCGATTTAAAGATTAAGCACCAATGTTTTTACGCATTTGGGTCAAAACGTCCTGACCGTCTACGCGGTAGATGTTTTTGAGCGCGTTGTAGTACAGCACTTCTCGACCGCCGACGACTTGGCGGACTTCTGTCGCCTGGTAGGTTGAGCTAAATTCCGCCTTTTCCTTCGGCTTGTAACCGCCCAAGGCGTTTTTTGAAAACATCGCCGTTACCGTAGTTACGATGGGGACTTCTTCTGCCAAACCTGCTGCATTAAAGGTTTGCAGGTTGCCGCGTACCATCAGTTGCACGGCTTTGAATGGGTTGGATGCCTTCTTAGCCACTTCAGGATAAAAGCTGTTCCAAGTAACTTCGCCTTCCAGCGCCTCAACGCCGTTTGGCAGCTTAATCGTGCCGACCATACCCAAACCGGTAAAGTCGTCCTGACCAAACTCAAACTCAGGCAATTTAAACTCGGATGCATTACCCAAAAGGCTGTTGCTGTCAATATAGATGTTGGCATTGTAGATTGCATTGATTGCAGACATATTTCTTCCTTTTTCAGACGACCTTAGTTAGCCGATACCAAATTGATGAGATACTTGCGGGTCATCACGCTGGTATTGGTAATACGCTCGGACGGCAGTTTCGGCGTGTAGTCGTAAACGATGGGGACCTGACCTTTGCTAAACGCATCGACTAAATCGTATTCATAGTCCAAATCCACCGAGAAGCCCACAATAGATTTAGGCGTAGACATATAGGTGCGGACGCTCTCAAGCAGGCTGTCAATCAAGGCATTCGGATCGTCTGCATCAATCGGTTTATCAACATACTGCAACTCTAAACGACGGATAGACTCGTCAATAATGTCGCCGGTGCGTTGTGCCACTTCGAAATTTTTAATATGCGATGTAGTCGGGAAGCAGGCAAGGCGGTTACCCCACATACGATAGCCTGTACCGTAGGAATTGAAGACAGTCGTAATGCCTTTTTCATTCAGGCGGTTGGTTTCCGACTGCGGGTCGTCGGCGCGAGCAGTCAGACCGATTTCCACGCCGGTTACGCCCAAAAGTTCGCGGTTGGAGATACTGTACCAGTAGCCTTGTTCCACATCGGTTTTCATGCGAAGACCTGCCGCATGGGTGGCAAGGCTTTCCAAACCCAACAAACCGACGACGTAGGGGTAAAAGAGCTGGCAGCGGTCGGATGAGGTTTGAAAATTGATGCTTCCCAACGGACCGCGTCCTTCCAAAGCCTTACTCAGGGTCGTGCTTTTCGGCGCATTGACATAAGCAATGGCTTTGAGCTTGGTTGCCATGACTTCCATTGCCGCACGAGCGGTGGCAGTCTTGTCATATTCCGGTACGATGATGATTTTAGCGTCCGCACCTTGGCGGTTGAAGCCTTCAGTCAAAAGTTCCAGGCCGGTACGCTTGCCGGTAGCGGCGACATATGCGCCGACGATGTCGGCTTCGGTAACTTTCGTCGGGTCAGTGTAGGTGTAGCTGATTTTTGGGTCGGTTGGCTTGGTTTTGTAGGTAATCTCACCGGTTAGCGTATTGATGGTGTAGTGCGTGTTTTCGGTCAGCGCATTACTGCCGTCCGTCAGCGTGTAGACGCTTTGCAAAGCGGGCTTGGCGGTTTTGGCCGTCAAAGTGTCAGGATCAACCGTCAATACCTCATTGCTGACGCTTGTCTTATGTTTGGCGGGGTCGCAAACATTGACGACATAGGCAACACCGCTGCCGTAGCGCGTCCAAATGTGTGCGGCATCCGGCAGGGTAAAGCCTTGAGCGGTCAGCTCGCCGCCGAATTGGCCAAAGTCTTTTTTAGTTTGACATACCGTCAGCTCATTGACCGCGCCGACTGGCGCAGTGCCGACGATGGCGGTAATTGCGCCGTCAACGGTATAGACGGGGTTGGAACCGCCGTCGATGCGGATGGTCTCCGTGCCGTGATGGTAGGCTGCTGCCATGATGGATACTCCTATTTTTTAGGTTTTAAATCGGGGTTGAGGTCTTGGTCGGGGCGGCGGTAGTGGGCAGCAATGAAGAGCGGGCGTTTTTTCTCACGGCAGACTTCGACCTGCTGGGTCTCGGTCTGCAAGACCAGCTGATACTGCCATGCACCCGCATCCTCGGCCAAAAACTCATCGCTGATAAGGTGGCAGGGCTGGCAGTTCGGCGGCGCAAAACCAACCATAGCAAGACGTGTCTCATCTAAAATCGCCAGCGTGCCGTCATCCGCATTAAGGCTGCTGCCAAAAACGGTCAACATCAGCCTGACATCGCGCTGCTGCGCAATACGGCCGAGTTGCTCAATATCTCCAAATTTACTGCCGCCGTAGCCGACCAAGATTGCCCCGACGGGATGGATAAATTGGTATTCGGACGGGCGGTCAGGGAAAGCCTCAACGCTGACCCACGGGATAGCGGCCTGCAAATGCTCTACTACCGCATCAATAATCGGACGTGTCGCGCTCATCAGTAGCCTCCCAAATCCATTTTGTCGCGCACTCGGACGTGATATGCGCCCGGCTCAGGTTGCGACGGCTTGTCCAATGTAGCGATGCCGATATGGATTTTGCCGTCACGGATAGACTCAAGTGTCTTAATCGTCGTGTTGTAGGCGGTTTCCAGCGGTTTTGGAAAGTCGGCGCGGTTGATTCGGCGGCTGTGTAAAAAATGGCGGGCAATGTTGATGCATAAAGGCTGCAATACCGTCGGCGTTTCCGCCAAAGGCAGTACATATCTGCCGCGCAGGTATCCGTCCACCAAATCGCAGGCATAACGCACTGCCGCATCAATGACCTGAGCGTCGGGTTCCGTCCCGCGCGCATTGTCGTTGGTCAGTTGCACCAACTCCATTTTGCCCATCGCAGCCGTCAAATCATCCGCACCGATATACATGGCTTACTCCGCCTCTTCGGCTGCTGCCGGTTTTTTACCGCGTTTCGGTTTTTCAACTTCGCCCGCAGCGGCATTGCCTGTATCATCTGACGGCGTACCCTCGGACGGCGGAGTGCCATTTTGTTGCGCATCCAGCTCTTCGCCGGTTGTCAGTGTCGGGGTAACGTGTGCCGCAACTGATTCGTACTGCTCCGCTGTCAATTCGACCGCTTCGCCGGCTTCGACGCGGAATTGGCCGCCTTGTTCGTTTTCCAAAATTAACGGGGTGTTTGCGATATAAACTTTAGCCATAATCAGCCTTTCAAAAATACTTGGATGACTTCGCCCGCAGCAGTTGCCGCCGAGCGCGCCGTACCGGCAATCTTGGCATTACCTGCCGCCTTGACTGCCGCGCCTTGTGCATCGGCTGCCACTTCATCGCCCACGGCAATCGTGCCGCCTGCCTCGACTAAGGCGATACCCAATACATCAACGGCCAACATTTCGCCCGCATCCGCATCCAAAGTAGCAGCACCCAGCACTTTCACACCGGCGACGGCCTGTTTGCCTGCAAAATCCACAAAGCGGTTTTTGACCACCTTGCCTGATGTTTTGACAGTGGTTACCAAGACCACTTGTTTCGTTTGTGCCATTTAAGACTCCTTTTCCTGCGCGTCATGCGCATTTTCTTTGACGCGGTAAGCTTCGAGGTCCAACAAATTTTTGAGGGCATCCTCATAGGCAAATTCGCGGCCTTTTGCCTCATCAAAGATGTCGGGAGTAATACAGGCAGACTTGCCGATGACCACAAAGCCGGAATGCAAAATCACAGTACATACGGTAGCAGTCGTACCTTCGACACGGTGGTATCGAGTGTCGGCAATACGCGCAACCAAATCTTCACGCTTTAAAAATAAAGTCATATTTTCTCTCCACAGGTCGTCTGAAGCCTTTCAGACGACCTTTTACTTATCAAGCAACCGCGTTTTCAAACAAGAAACCGCATGCACCGCCGACCACCGCCGCTTTGCGGATGTCGGTATAGCGCGCGTATTCCACCTTGCCGCCGACCTCTTCGTAGCGGTCGACTACCGGCATACCGCGGCGGCGGAAGGTATAACCGAAGCTCGGCTCACCCTCGTCATTGCCGCCGGAAGCCACATTCGGACGCACAATCAGGCTGGCGAATTTGCCCCAAATATCTTGGGTGGCCTTATTGGCGGCAGGCGTAGATACCGCCTCGCCGACGATGATGTCGTCCAGCTCCAGCAGATTTTTCAGCTGCTCGACCGTGAGCAGGGACTTGCGTTCGTTTGCACCCAGCGCACCGATGAGCTTCTCGTGGCGTTTCAATGCCGCCAACACGCTTGCACCGACCACCAGCACCGACGGGCGTACACCGCAGCCGGCACGCACCGTTTCGCGGGCGGTTTCGATGTCTGCCAACGGATCAGAGTTTTTATCGCTCCATTTTTGGGTGGCGGCCAAGTCTTTGCTGAAACCGGACTGATAAGCCGATTTGTTTTGCAGGAGGGCGGCAGTTTCGATTTCCTGACGCAGCTGCACGCCCTTGACCGCACGGCGTGTTGCCTTGGCGCGCTCGTCGTACATGGATTCCGCTTGTTCGCGGTAATCCACACCGGCGGCCAAATCATGCTCTTCCAACACGACCGGCATAAAGCTTGGCGAGTCCAGCGTAATCACATTCGATGCCGCACCGACCGCACGTTCGGTCTGATACTCGACAAACGAACCCTTGCCGAACACCGGCACACGCACGCCTTCTTTTTCAGTAAACACCACCGGGAAGATTTTCTCGGCAATAAAATCCGCCTGCTTGTAGCCCAGTGCGAGATTGGTCAAAACCGGATCAAGCTGTCCGCGCAGGCCGCGCAAATGAGATGCACTCATGTTTTATCCTTTTTCAGGTCAAATGCGACGACATCGTCGCATTTGACGGGTTGATGATTTAAGCAATAGTACGGCGGGCAGCCTCTTCGTAAGGGATACCTTCCTTCGCCGCCAATGCCAATGCACGTTGGTGATGGCTCAAGGCTTCCGGGTCCGACGCTTCGGCAAAGTCTGCCGCCAATCCCGACGGCGTTTCACCTTTAGCCATCTCGCCGCCCTGAATCTGCTTGGGCAGAACGGCGGTAAAAAACGCACGCAGCGCAGCAGACAAAGGCTGCTTCTTACTACCTTCGCCGAAGTCGGCAGTTACGTCGTCAGGGTATTCGGCAAAATCCAAAACCTTGACGACCAAATCCTTGTCGGCAGGTTTCAGACGACCTTCTTTAACCAAGCCTTCGGCAAATTCGGCATTCTGCTCATGCGCACCATCGCGCAGGGCGGCATGCTGCTCGTCTTGCAGCTTTTTCAATTCCGCCTGCGATTCAGCGGCCTGTTTCTCGGCAGCTTCACGGGCGGCCTTTTCGACTGCAAGCTCTTGTTCCAGCGACATAGAGGTCTCCTTGTTTTCATGGTTTTCTGGGGGTGGGGGTGATTCGGTAAATTCGGCAGGCACATGGGTTTGAGGCACGGCAGCCAATTCTTTAATTGCCTCAATTTGCCAATCAGGCAGCACTTTATCGGCTTCTTCCAGGCCGAAACGGCCGATAAACCAGTCTCTGAAACGGCTTAATAACGAGGCGGTCTGAAGATGTGCGTCTTCGGCAAACTCGACATAAACTTCGCCCTCGGCAAAACTGATGGCGGACAAACCTTTGACGGCGGGCGTTTGCGCGCCCAAAAAGCCGACATGGCGCAGCGTCCAAATGCCCGGTTTAGGATTGTTCGGACTGGTTGGCGGGTAGAAACTTGCCGACACTTTTTTATATCGTCCGGCTTTAACCAAATCCGCAAAGCCCTCATCGACTTGGGCAAAGTCCGCCGTCAGCACGCCGTTTTGCACACCAAGCGACTTGACCCAGCCGTAGGCGGGCGCATCTGCCTTGGGATGCCCGACCACAATAGGAGCCTCATGCACCTTCGGGTCATATGCTTGGGCAGCGGCGGCAAGGTCAGCCTCGGTAATCGTTACCGTATTGCCGTTTGCATCGGTACGCGTCCCTGCGCGAAAAATTTCGTAAGACATAAAAAAGCCTCATCGGATGGATGAGGCTATTGTGGCAAAGTCCGTCTGAACCGCCTTTTAATGCGGCTTAAAGAATGATTAGTCAAAAAGGCGTTAAAATCGCGTTTTTAGCGCGTTTACCCACTGGGATAGGCAAACCCTTATCCAGACCGACAAATGCGCTAAAAAAGCGGTCAGGACGAATCCTGACCGCTATCTTGAATAAATCGGGTAATCACACAAACAAATCTCCCTGATTTTTTGCCCGCTCCGCCATCCCGACCTCCTTGACGATGCGGTAGATGTGCTGGACAGTCAAATCATATTTGCGGGCAAGCTCCACATGATTCTTGCCGTTAAACTCCTTATAAATCTTCAGGTCTCGCTCGGATACCCTGCCCAAAAGGTTTTTTGGGAAATAAATCAACTGCCCGCCCCAGTTGCTGGTCAGATGATGAGACAGCTTTTTAGATACCTCGACCGCCTGCTGCCGCTCCATCGGCAATACCGACATCAAGCAGGCGACCGCCTGGTCTTCCAAGTCCGCCACCAGCTCAGGCACTCTGTTGTCCGCCATTTTCCACCCTCACTTTCCACTTCTTCAAATGCTCGATGACCCGTATCGCGTCATCAGTCCCTAACCATCCATGATAATCTATGCCCGTCATGCGTTTGACAAATCGAGCCAGGCTCAATTCAGACGGGCTTCGCACTACGCCCAAATGGTGCAGCTCCAACCAAAGGGCGCGTATCTTTTTGACCTGCGCCTCCATCATGCGGTTTGGCATATGCACCGGCAAATCAGGCTTGCTTGATGTCGCCTGCGCTTTTGTGGTAACCACAAAACCCCGCATCTTCATTGCCCGTACGGCAAGCTCCAGCTCTTCGACCGACAGTTTGGTACTGCTCGTCTTGCCGCATGACAGGTTGGCGAGCAGCGCGCGGTATTCGCCGTCGTCCATCATCAACTGGGTTTTAGCCACATGGATGAGCCGTATCAACCGCTGTTTTTTCTGAGCACGGGTTTCCATTTCCAGCCCCCTAAGAACCTCAAAAAAGTGAAACATCGTTTCACTTTTTTCAAGAAAATCAATAAATAATGATATTCTATTCGGGATTTTTGCGCAGTGCAACTAAAACGGAAGGATGTAAAAAAGCCCCCGTTTGGGGGCTTTCGTCATAAAAATTTAATCACTACCGCCATCATTGCGGCGACGGCTGATACCAATCCGGTAGCAATCATAATGGGATACCACCGAGCCTCTTGGGCTA